GAGAAACGCCCATTGGCCAAATCTTTAAGAGCTAGTAAGGTACGAGCTCGTCTTAACAAATAATCAATGGAGGAAATTCAAAATGGGAGAATTCGATTTTAGTGGTTGGGCCACTAGAAACGACATTCTTTGCTCCGATGGTCGAACTATTAGACAGAACGCCTTTGCGGACCAAGATGGAATCACCGTTCCTTTAGTTTGGAACCACAAACATGATGGACCAGACAATGTTCTTGGACACGCTCTTCTGAAGAATCATCCAGAAGGGGTTAGGTGTTTTGGAAAATTTAATAATACTGCGCAAGGCCAGATAGCAAAAGAATGCGTTGATCATGGAGACATTGAAGGTCTCTCTATATGGGCAAACGGCTTGAAGCAGGTGGGCGGAGACGTTATGCATGGCGTAATTCGAGAAGTAAGTCTCGTATTAGCTGGCGCTAATCCTGGAGCATATATCGATGACATTATGGAACATAGCGACGGATCCGATGATGCTGCGATTATTTATTCTGGTATGAATGTCGAGAGCTATCGCGACGAGGATAGCATGGAACATTCTGAAGAATCGAAAGAACCCGAGCCAATTGAACATTCCGAAGAACAGAAAAAAGAACCGGAGGAAGAAAAAGTGGCCGACGAACAGAAAAAAGAAAAGACCGTCGAAGATGTTTTTAACGAACTTACAGAAGAACAGAAGCAAGTAGTCTATGCCATTATTGGCCAGGCTATTGAAGACGCTACAAATGACGATTCCGATGAAAATGAAGGAGAAGAAGAAATGAAGCATAACGTATTTGATAACGAAACTTCCCTGGCACACGGCATTACACCTGAAGATATGAAGGTTGTTTTCGCTGACGCAAAGCGCTGCGGAAGCCTTAAAGAAGCTGTAGAAGCTCATCTTGAAGAAGGCGTGCTTGCACATGCCGTTAAAGATGATGAAGGCAACACCGTTACTTATGGAATGGCTAATATTGATTATCTGTTCCCGGAGGCAAAGACACTTAACAACACGCCCGAGTTTATCAAGAGAAACGACGATTGGGTTGCTAAGGTCATGAACGGTGTTCATCATTCTCCGTTTAGCAGAGTTAAGTCTATCTTTGCCGACATTACAATGGACGAGGCTCGTGCTAAGGGTTATACAAAAGGAAAGCAGAAGACTGAGGAAGTATTTGCTCTTCTGAAGAGAGCTACTGAGCCCCAGACAATTTACAAAAAGCAGAAGCTGGATCGCGATGATATCATCGATATTACAGATTTCGATGTTGTTAGCTGGCTTAAGTCTGAGATGAGAATGATGCTGGACGAGGAAATTGCTCGTGCAATTCTTATCGGCGATGGACGTTCTTCCGCTTCCAACGACAAGATTTCAGATGAACATATTCGTCCGATTGCTTCTGATGCCGCTCTGTATACAGTTAAAGTACCGGTTGCTGTTGAAGCCAGCGCTGATTCTGAAACAAAGGCTAAAGCATTCATCAAAGCCGCCATCAAGGCTCGTAAAGACTATAAGGGTTCTGGTAATCCTACACTTTTCACTACGGAAGATGTCCTTACAGACATGCTCCTTATCGAGGATAAGATGGGTCATCTCCTTTATCCGACAGAGCAGGTTCTGGCAACTACTCTTCGTGTGAAGGAAATCGTAACTGTTGAGCCGATGGAAGGCCAGAACGTCACATTCAAAGTCGACGACGTCACATACACAAAGCCGCTCATGGGCCTTATTGTCAATCTTGCGGACTACAATGTTGGCGCAGATCGCGGTGGCGCTGTCAGCATGTTCGACGATTTCGATATCGATTACAACCAGCAGAAGTACCTCATCGAGACACGCTGCTCCGGCGCTATGGTTAAGCCTTACGGCGCTCTGACTCTGTATCTCGAAGAAGCAGGAGAATAATTCTATATAGAGGTTTAAAATGGCAAAGTTTTTTGGAAAACTCGGCTACGGTATAACTGAAGAAACAAAACCAGGTGTATGGGAAGACGTTGTAATCGAGCGTGACGTGCGTGGAGATTTGATGCGAGCTTCTAGAGCTTTGGAGAACTCCAACTATCTTAACGACAACATCAACATTAATAACAGCTTTAGTATCGTAGCCGATCCCTTTGCCTTACAGAATTTTCAAAACATTCTCTATCTAAAGTGGAACGGTGTGCGTTGGGTCGTTAAAACTGTTGAAATAGAATACCCTCGATTGATACTTAGCGTCGGCAACGTTTATAACGGACCGGTTCCCGAAGACGGTGATTATCATGAGAACTAGACTAGACTTTCATCAATTGCTTATTGATTCTGCTCCTACGGCTAAGAAAGTATATTTCCAACCTCCGGAGTCAGTTAAACTTGTTTATCCGTGCATAATTTATTCGATTGAGGCCGGTGAAAACTGGAACGCAGACGATATGAAGTATGTAAATATGCATAGATACTCAGTTATGGCTATTGATCGTAATCCGGATAGTTCTTTGCTCAACGAGCTTTCATCTATTCAATATAGTGAGCTAGACCGCACATACACCGCAGATGGATTAAATCATTTCGTATTTAGAGTATATTTTTAGGGAGGAATAATCAATGCCTAGAATTAAATGGGACCAGTCTGGTGAAAGACTTTTCGAAACTGGCGTTAAGAATTGTGTTCTTTATCCCCAGGCTACAGACGGAACATATCCTAAAGGCGTAGCATGGAATGGTATTAGTGCCATTACAGAAAGCCCTTCCGGTGCAGAAGCTACGGCCATTTACGCCGATGATACCAAGTATCTTAACCTGATTTCTGCCGAAGATTTCGGCGCAACTGTGGAAGCATATACATATCCGGATGAATTTGCTGTTTGCGATGGTTCTGCTGAGCTTATGGATGGTGTTATCATCGGTCAGCAGAGTAGAAAGCCTTTTGGCCTTTGCTACCGCACAACCATCGGCAATGATACAGATGGTAATGACCATGGCTATAAGCTGCATCTGATTTATGGTGCTCTTGCTTCTCCTTCTGAGAAGAACTATCAGACAATCAACGATTCTCCGGAAGCTATTAGCTTCTCCTGGGAACTTAATACAACTCCTGTTAATGTAAAAGGTTATAAGCCGACAGCTTCACTAATCATCGACTCTACGAAGTTCACATCAACAGAGCTCAAAGCTAAACTGGATGCTCTTGAAGATATTCTGTACGGAACTGATGGGGAAGGAAGCAGCGAAGGAACAGCGGCACGTCTTCCTCTGCCGGATGAAGTGCTTAGCAAACTTAGCTAGCACAGTTTAAGAAAATTTTATTTAATCATTCGAAGACCTCCCTAAAAATAGAGAGGTCTTCGTTTTATGAAAGGAGCACAGCATGTTAAAAAAGACTATTAAATACACAGATTACAACGGCAAAGAACGTGAAGAAGATTTCTATTTCAATCTATCTCGCGCTGAGATTATTGAAATGGAATACGGAACTAAAGGCCATCTTACGAACATGATCCAGGAGATTATCGACGCTAATGATGAGCCCGAGCTGATTAAACTGTTCAAAGAACTTGTTCTTAAAGCCTATGGTGTTAAATCCGAAGATGGAAAACGGTTTATTAAGAATGATGAGGTGAGAATGGAATTCGCCCAGACAGAGGCCTATTCAGTTCTCTTCACCGAATTAGCGACAGATGCTGATGAAGCCGCAAAGTTTGTTAATGGCATAATTCCGCAGGAAGCCAGTCAATCGGCAGCTATTCCAGCTCCGACTAATTAACATAGTGAACGCCTATGCTTCAAATTACCATACCTTCCGCTGAGTTATGGAACGAACAGAAGCAGGAATTTGTCTATACAAAAGAGCAAACTTTGCAATTGGAGCATTCGCTAGTCTCCCTTTCAAAATGGGAGTCAAAATGGAATAAACCGTTTCTCTCCATAAACAAAAAAGATGCAAAAACCTGGGAGGAGACATTGGACTACATTAAGTGTATGACCATTACACAAAATGTTAAGCCCGAAGTCTACTTGTTTTTAACTGCGGAAAACATTAAGGCTATTAATGACTATATAGATGCTCCGATGACAGCTACAACTTTTAGAGAAGACCCTAATAAGCATGGCCGAGAAATCGTAACGGCGGAAATCATTTACTATTGGATGATAGCATTGAATATTCCGTTTGAATGTCAAAAGTGGCATCTAAACAAGCTGTTAACACTTATAAAGGTTTGCAACATAAAGAATAGCCCGTCCAAAAAGATGAGCAGAAAAGAACTCCTTAGCAGAAATCGTTCGCTTAATGCTGCTCGGAGAAAAGCACTTAATTCTAAAGGGTGACAAGTATGAAAAACTTTTTAAATTCAAACGATTGGCGTTATCGATTACTCAGAACAATCATCCAGGGTATCCTGGGCGTTTTGATTACTTACATGGCCGATATTGTTGGACTGCTTAATTTAGGTCCTAACCAGGCAGCTATTGTAACTGCTTTGATCATGGCCATCTTATCGCCAATCATGGCTCAGATTAAGAAGGAGGAAGATACAGATGCCTAGTGTATGTTTAGACGCTGGCCACGGCGGAAAAGACGCTGGGGCTACTCTTGGCTCCAGATATGAAAAGAACGACGTTCTCAAAATGGTTCTTAAAGTTGGCCCGATTCTTGAAAAAGCAGGAATCAAAGTATATTACACAAGAAAATCTGATTTCTACGAAAGCCCAACTGCAAAAGCAAACAAAGCTAACAAGTATGGCGCGGATTTCTTTGCGTCGTTCCATCGAAATGCCGCCAATAAAGCAGCTAAGGGGTATGAGACGCTGGTATATTCTAATTCTGGAAAAGCTAAGAAATGCGCCGATTCTGCTAATAGTGCTATGAAATCTATTGGTTTTGTGAATAGAGGTACTAAGATTCGAAAAGAATTGGCCGTTCTTAATACCACAAGAATGGATGCGGTTCTGTTCGAAATTGGATTTATCGACAACGTAGTTGACAATGACCTTTTCGATAAAAACTTCGATAAGATTGCTAACGGTCTTGCTACTGCTATAGCAACAGCCTTGGGCGTTAAGATTAAACCCACAGCAACTACCACGGTTAAGCCTGTTGCAACGAAGAAGAAAGCTCAGCAGGTAGCGGGCACCGCAGTAAATAATCTTGGCTTGAAATACCATGCCCATGTTGCGGATCTTGGAACGTTAGCTCCTGTCCATGATGGCCAAGTCGCCGGTACTACTGGCTTTGGTGTTCGTATGGAAGCTCTTTGGATCGATGTTGATGCTCTGAAGAAGGTTCCTGGATACGAAAAAGTGGCTATTGATGTTAAAGCCCACCTTCAGGGAATTGGCGACAAGCTTTACAAGAACATCAAATCCGACACTATGATTGGAACTACAGGACAGGCCAGACGTCTTGAAGGCCTTCTTATCAGTGCACGTAATTTGAGA